AATGACCACTTTAGCCAGACTTAATATTGTCGTTGATGCTGACGCAGCGAAAAGACAGCTTCGTAGCTTAGAGCAAGTTGCGAAGAGAAGCGCGGGGATAATCCAAGGTGCATTCCAGAGGTCACTTTCGATCTTTCAAGGTTTGACGCGACAGATCTTCTCACTTCGATCTGCGTTTCTAGGTTTGGGCGCGGGTTTGATTGTTCGAGACTTTATCAAAGTTGCGAACACGCTCGAACAGGTAAAGTTTCAAATGGTGGCGGTGACAAAAGACACCAAAGTCGCCAATCAAATTTTCAAGAATACAAGGCAATTTGCGACAGAGGTTTCGTTTAGTTTTGAAGATTTGGTCGGGGCATCAAATCGGATGGCTGCACAGCTAAAAGGCGACATTGATCAAGTTGATTTCTTTTTACGCGCCAGCGCTGACGTGGCGGCTGTAACGGGGATGAGCGTGGATGATGCGGCGTCACAGTTTATGCGCCTTATGGCTGGTGGTACGGGCGCGGCTGACACGTTCAGAGAGCGTGGCGTGTTGGCGATGATGGGCTTTGAGCATGGGGCCACTTATTCTCTGGATCAGGTCGAGAAAAAGATCAAAAGTGCATTCAAGAATGGTGGCTCAGTGATTGCTGGGGTCGCGCCTCAAATGGCGACAACTTTCTCAGGCTCTCTTTCAATGATCGGGGATAAGGTTTTTGAGCTAAAGTCACGGGTCATGGAGACTGGGGTTTTTGATTTTCTCAAAGATGCGGCTGATTTTATTAATTTAGAACTTGATGCTGCCCTTCAAACCTTGGGAAATAACGCTGCAACTGTTGGCACTCGCATCACTGGTTTTCTTGATGACATGGTGATTTATGCGGCTGGAACAGTTGATGGCTTAGTCAACACCACGAAAGCTGCCTTGCAGTTCTTTGACAGCGTAAGAGCGGCATATAACAAGTTTAATGATTTTGCTGGCGGCGAACTCGCAAGTTTAGGTCTAATCGGGTTTATCATATTCGGCAAAAAGGGCGGTATAATCGGAATTATCGTCGCAACACTTGCGGGAATTGCTGACTACATAAGCGGTTGGATTTCGACACAAATTGCAAACATCATTGGCATGGCTAAAAATGCCCTTCCCGATAAGGGCTACAAAGAGGGATTGGCGTCTGGAAATATCAGAGAAGCACTGAAAAACGCTGACCCAACGTTGAGCAATCTCCAAGTTAATACCTTCATTGAAAATCTAAGAGGTTCATCAATAAAAGTTCGAAATGACGCGTATGCTGATAGAGGTGTTTTCCCAAATTCAGACGGAACTTTTCGAACTGAAAGTGGTTATCTGGGAATGTTTGGGAAACAAAAGACCGCACTTGAAAAAGCCGAAATGGGTTTTCGCACAGATGCTCAAAGATACAAAGACGGAGATCTTGGGTTTCGGCATACCGCAGGGCAAATGATCGAAAGATTAAAGCAAGAGGGATATATCCCAAGCACTCAAGGCGCGAATATGGGTGCGCTCGGAATTGAGTTGGATACGTTCACGGGCGCTGGCGACATGGCAAGCAAGTTCTTTGATTTTCTAGAAGGTCGAAGATCCACCAGAGCGGCACAAGCCAACCAGTCAGCGTATGAGGACGCGGCATATGGTGGCCCCAGAGCAAGCGGAACATCACCCACCACCCCACCATCAAGCGGCCCCACAAAGCCTCTCGCAGCGCATGTTCTGCAAGCTCAGATGAATACTGAACTCGAAAAGATGATTGGTCTTTTGCAAACTGGTGAAATGACCTTCGATCAATTCAACAGTCAGAAAGAATTGATGGGTCAGCTAATCGCAGCGGAGATCCCTCTGGTCGGTCAATTAACGGCTGAACAACAGAAAGAAAAAGACAACATTACAGCCCTGCACAATGCTACTGACAGATACAACAACATGCTTGAGAGGCTTGGCCTTACATACTCAAATACAGCCTCAAAGTTTTCAGAAGGGTTTATGGCGGCGGCGGCGGCGGCGGGGGATGCTGCGGAAGTAACAATGCAGTTTGGGACTCAAATGTATCAAAGCCTTGAGGACGGTTTAGATAAGTTTTTGAGGACAGGAAAGTTTAACTTCCAAAGCTTCATGCGAGAAATGGCCCACGAATTTCTGATCCAGACCGCAAAGATGGCAATGGCAAAAATGGCGACAGCGATGTTTGGCGGCTTCATGGCTGGCGGTGGTCAGATGGCCCCTAACCGCGCCTATGTGGTGGGCGAAAGAGGCCGAGAGGTCTTTGTCCCGAATGAGGCGGGAAGGCTTCTCTCGAACGATCAACTCGGCGGCGGCGGCGTCACAATAAATCAAAGTTTCGATTTTAGGAATGCAGATCACACAACCGAGGCAAGACTTCGCCAGCAAGCGGCAATCATCCAAGAAAATACACGAAGATCCATCTATCAAGACATGCAAGACGGTGGGTCAGTTTCTAAATTAACTGGAAGAAGATAATGGCTTTCATCACGTTCCCCAATATCATAAACCCAACAAATTTATCTTTCGGCATTCAAGGATCTTCTCAAGCTTTTGTGTCAGAGTTCACAGGCACAAGCCAGCATGTCAGGCTTCCAACTGCGCGATGGTATGGGTCAGCGAATTGGGAAAATCTCACAGGTGATGATTTTGACAGCTTGAAAGTGTTCCTCGCACAGCTTGAGGGCGCGTTCAACACGTTTGCTTTTGGCGATGTAAGCAGAGACACCCCGCAATCTGGTTTGGCCTCTACAGTGGTCTTACAAGCGCAGACAACGGCATCCGCTCATTCCACCCAGATGAACGTTCAGAGAAGCAGCACAGAAAGCTCAAGCTCTATATCGGGCACAGTCTCAGCTTTCAAAAAAGGTGATTATTTTCACGTTACATCGTCAAAGGGTCAAGAATTAAAAGTTGTCACCGCAGATGCAACAATCACAAACACAGGAACAAGAACGATCACCTTTGCGCCAGCACTTCGGGGGGCTGTCTCGACGGGGGCTAATTTAACAAGACATGCGCCACGGGCGATCATGCGCCTTTCAAGCAATGATCAAAACTCATGGGAAATTGCACCCCCTGTTCTGGGTAGCTTTGGTTTTTCCTTTATGGAGTCATTTTAATGTCGAGAGAGTTTGACAGCACTGCACAAAGCGCTCGGTCTGTAGATTTTTCGCGCTGCTATTTTATAAGGTTGGTCGTGCCAAACTGGACTGCCTCGCCCTTTACGGATGGAGTTCTGCGGTTCAACACTTCATCTTTAGACTTCGACGTGAACGGGCCTGATGATAGCTCTACAGCAACATATTACGGTGGCGAAGGGATTGTCAGCGTAGCGGCTATTTCAGAAACAACAGAGTTAAAGAGAAATGGCCTACAGATAGTTTTCAACGGGCTGAACAATGAACTTTTAAATTTATTTCTCACCAGTTCATACGACATCAATAAAACAAAAGCATTTATTTACGATGCGGCGATGAACCCCAGCGGCACGATTGAACATGCGAATTTAAACTTAGTGAGGGTTCACAAGGGTTTGGTCGATAGCGTGAAGTATAACACTTCAAGCAGCAACACGAGCATCGTCATCAAAACCGTCAGTCAGTTCTCAGATTGGTCACGCCCCAGACTGGATGCTTTAAGTGATGGATCTCAAAAAGGAAAAGATAGCACAGACAAATCATTGGAATTTTTATCTGATGGGGTCGGGACTTTAAAGCAAGTGACTTGGGGCAACGGATGATAAGCCTCGACAGTTATATAATCAGAGCCATGAAACGAGGTTTTTCTTATGGAGAAAACGACTGTGTTTTGTTTACGGGGCTATACTTTCAAAGACTAGGCGCTCCTGTTTTTGAGGTGATTGAAGAAAACATCAAAATAAATCGGAAAAACTGGCCCAGTTCATTCAAGAAATTAGAGCAAGTCGCAGCAAAGTTTAAATTTAAAAGCGTCAGCGAAATGCACGAATGCCTTATCCTTAAAATGGGGTTCACTAAAGCAGAAAGCCCTCAAGACGGGGATCTTGTCTTGGACTTTGACAAGCACACTTTAGGGCTTGGATGGAAGGGTGGATCTGCGTTTTTGAGTGATGAAAGCGGCATTACTGTCTGCAATCCCTTACATGCCACCAGATGGAGATTTAAATGCCCCAACTAGCCACAGCGGGTATTGTTTACCTTATGAACGCAGGGCTTTCTATGGCTGCTGCACAAGTAATTGTTTATGGCTCAATGATAGTCGCGACTGGTTATGCCAGTGTGAAAATTGCTGAACAAAAAGCTCGCGAAATGGAAGCTGATGCCCGTAGAAAGGCTCGCAATCGCGCTGCAGAAATTCAAAACATGCAGTTTGGAACTGTTGCCCCAAGGCGTTTTATATATGGGGAAACAATTGTTAATGGGCATTTGATTTTCCAAGAGGCAGCAGGGACTGATAACAAAGATCTTTATCGTGTCGTTTATCTAGGCGAAGGCCCAATACAAAGTGCCACAGAGGTCTATTTTAATGACCAACAACTT